CCACGGGAATATCTGCGGCAGCGGGCTTGTAATGGGTTAAGTGATAACAGATGTCTGGAAATATAGGGGCAAATCCAGCGCCAGCGCAACATTTGGATTAAAGGCAGCAATAAATTCAGCGTTTGCATAAGCCTGAACATCTGTTTCAACCAGGCAGTTAACATGACATTCTGCAATCACGCCTCCGGGTTCTCCTTTCCATTTTTGACAAACAAAAACTCCTGTTAAATTACCGTGCTGATTGACCGATGTATGCCCTACGATGTAGCTCCCCTTAGTTGCATTTTCCGCCGCCTCACGCAGTGCCTGATGGTTAATCTCGCTCATGTCACATCACCCTGAATCCGTTGCATTTACGTAAAAAATCGCAGATATAGCCCTTCATTTTTTCGTGCCAATCTCGATCATTCCCATTGCACCAACCATCAGGTGGAGTCCAGCTTTCTATCATAGCAGCCATTTTCTTTGCTTTCGCCGGAGTAGCTGTTGCGGTATCGCAGTAATGACGAGTGTCAACCAACGTATCCATACCATCGATATCAAGTACGCAAAACCATGTGTGATTCGGCATTTCAACAGATGGTATTTGTTGCCCACGTCGACGTTTATCAATAAGACATACACTCACTGCTTGCCTCCTTTACGCCACATCGCATTCAGATATTTGTTGTCATTAACAGAACCGAAACTCTTTCTTTTAAGCAATTCCTCTCTCGATGGCATTGGCTTTACGCGTTGGCGAATAATCATTTCTGCCGGAAGAATGCCGGGATTGTATGTAAGTCCTCTCATGGTAAATTCCTCAGTCATTACTGATAGCGCCATAGCGTGATCGATAATTACGCAGGCGCGGGTCAATTTCAGGGAAGTGGGTATATGTGGCTTTGCGGAATGGTCGGATTGATGTCTGGTAAATTCGCTCGCGTTCTTCTTTCTCTGCAAGCCATATACAGTGACGAAATTCCTTTTCCTCTTTCGTTTCCTGCGGTAGCGACATTATCCGGTCGTAGTTTTTCCTGAATTTATCCAGCACCTCCGATACGGAATTGCCGGAACAGCGGCGCGGGTCATCCGCACCATACTGAGGCGCTGGCATGATTTTCTCCTGATTAAATTGCGTGAATAGCGTGACGAGGGAAGGGGAGAGTTACTGGCTCCTCGTCTGGGTAGATAGGTTTGTTATGTTTGTGCCACTCGACATGACATGACTTGCAGAGCCACATCACATCGGTTGGTTTGCTGTAGTCGCAGTGGTGCGCCTGTGGTTTACATTCTGATCCGCAGCACTCACATTGTGGTGGTCGGATTAGCTTACCGTCGCGCAAAAAATTACCCACGATGATGTGGGCTTTTCTTTTCCATGGGTTGCTCTGAATGAACCGCTTTTTGGCTGCGTTACACCGTTCTCTGCCGCGTTCCGATGATTGATATTCTCTCCTTGCTGATACTCGATGTGGCAATCCCGCGCGCTCTTTGTCATATTCAGCCAGGCAAGCCCGGCAAGCGGCAGTTAATCCATCTCTGGATGCTCTTCTGATTTGAAAGTCCCTTTCTTCCTTCTGTTGATGGCATCTTGAGCAGATTTTCATATTCAGCTCCTAGAACGGAATATCCGAATCGTCGAAGTTCATAGGTGGTTCGCTGTGATTCCCTTGCTGCTGAGATTGCTGTCTTTGTTGCTGACCGTTATTTCGCTGAGGTGAAGACTGTTCATTGCCTCCTTGCTTGCCACCAAGCATTTGCATGGTTCCACCAACGCCTACGATAACTTCGGTAGTGAACCGATCCTGTCCGCTTTGATCCTGCCATTTTCTTGTCCGCAATTTGCCTTCAAGATAAACCTCAGAGCCTTTTCGCAGATATTCGCTGGCAATTTCTGCCAGTTTCCCGCTCATTACCACACGGTGCCACTCCGTCTGCTCCTTTTGCTCTCCAGTTTGCTTATCACGCCATTGTTCTGACGTAGCAACTGTAAGGTTTGCAAATGCCGTTCCTGATGGTGAATATCTGATTTCTGGATCATGCCCAAGGCGACCAATAATGATCACCTTATTTACGCCTCTGCTTGCCATTTATGCCGCCTGTTTTAGTTCGTTAACTCTGATGTTCATTACCTGAACGCATTTAGCCTGCGCCTCCTCGTTGCCAGCCATTAATTGCCAGTCACGCTGATAACGCTCGATGAGTTTTTTCTTGTCAGTTTCTGTTGATGCATAATCGCTGAAGTCTTTCAGGATTTGTTCGCAGTCAACCGATGGAGATTTCTGGTTGGTATTTTCTGGTGATGGTTTGTTATCTGATGCTGGGATTGCCCATCCCGGCAGCGATGGAGGGAGCCAGTAAAATCCTGTTCCATCCTTCAGTTTTGCCCTGTGCCACCCCTGCTTTTTATCGGGAGATGTTTGTGCGAAACCTTCCTCAAGGTTATACAGATACCGACCGATTCCCCACTGAACGGCAGCGCGCTTCATTGCACCGGAACGACCACCTTTGACGGCTTCTACCTGCGTGTTTTCAGCAGCATCCCATTTGGTTACCCATTCGGAATCAATCTTTATTGATATGCCGCATTCAACGCCGCCGTTGTTGGGAATATCGCGGTATTCATTGCGCCATCCTGCTTTGCCGCAAACATCGTCCAGGCGTTTCATGATTGCCCGGTTCGTGACATAAGCCAGCACCATAGCCCACACTTTGCCATCGCGTGTTTTACCGCTTTGCTGTATTCGCCATTCGATATCTTCAGGGCTGAATGGCTCATCGAATTTATTCAAATCCATAATTCACCTCAGAATGGACACGGCCCAAGGAAATAACGCTGATTTAATACTTCGACTCGAGACAAATTAAGGCATACCCGCATTCCTTCGCGGTCGCCATTATGGCGATACCAGAGAGCTTTCTGCGTGTACATGCGTCTCTGTAACTTGCTCTCCTTCACGGTGGTTGCAAGTGACATGAATATCTCCTTCGTTACCGATTAATTCTTTCATCTGACGAATGAATTCTTCGTCTGACCAGTTATCTGTAAAACTCATTTCCTGCGATACCACGGAATGTTGATAGCTGATTTCATCGCTTTATTTGCTTCAAGCCACATTTTGGAATCACCAATAAATCTGGCTATTACTGCTTTGTTCTGTGCAGCACGAAGCATATGGTGATTGATGGCTATTTCATTGCGCATAATAGGACCTCAACTCTTTTCCATCCGTCACGTAATTTACGGGTGATTCGTTCAAGTAAAGATTCATTTAGTTGGAAGGCACCCATGCGAGCGCCTCCCGCGATTGCGTAAATCATGGGTGGTTCCTTATGTTGGTTTTATTAGTAGGTTATTTTTGTTGCGAATACTTCGCCTTTTACGATGGCTGTTATGATATTTTTAGCAACATCTTCTGATGCGCCAACCTTGATAAGGTCAGCAAGTATTTTGTTATTTACTTCTTTCCGGTGAGCTTTATCCTTTGCTCTGTGCTCTTCTTCGTCCTTGATTCTTTTTTCTTCTGCGATTCTGGCTTGCTCTTTTGCTTCAGCCTCGCGACGGATTCGTTCAGCCTCCTCCTGTGCTTTTCTGCGTTCTGCTTCAATTGCTGCCTGCTTTTCTCTTTCAGCTCGTTCTGCTGCCTCTTTTGCTTCGCGCTGTGCTCGTTGCTCGGCCTCAATGCGTTCACGCTCTGCACGTTCCGCTGCGGCCTTAGCTTCTGCTTCTCGCCTTGCGGCTGCTTCAATTTCGGCTTTTGCCTTTGCTTCGGCTTCTGCTCTTGCTTTCTCTTCAGCTTCTCTTTTTAAGCGTTCTTCATGCTCTCGCTTTTCCTGCTCAGCTTTGAGTCTTGCCTCTTCTCTTTGGCGGTCAAATTCGCGATCCATCAAAATCGCTATTTCATGGTCAGACTCAATTTGCTTTGCGAGAGCTTCAGCTGCTGCCTTAGCTTCTTCTTCGGCTTTAATCCGCGCCTGTTCTTCCTCATAATCAGTAAGAGGCTGGCGTGCCTTGGCTTTCAGCTCATCAAGGCGATCGCGCACTGTCTTGCGGTTGGCATCAATTAGCTTTGGAATTTCCTTCAGTTCAGCAACAAGGTCTTTGCCAAGACCATCGAGATATGTTTTCGTCTGCGCAACTTTATACGCCAGAGAAGCGATCTCCTTTCTGCCCTTTGCCGTTGTGATATCAGGCACAAAGGACATAACTTCACGTTCAACCTTTTGAAGGATTTCTTCAATCTGGTCGGCAGACTGAAATACAGTCATTGCATTTGCTTTTTCAATAACAACTAAATCTGTTACTTCACTCATATATCCTCCATCAAAAAAATTGCCCTCACACTGGAGGGCAAAGAAGATTTCCAATAATCAGAACAAGTCGGCTCCTGTTTAGTTACGAGCGACATTGCTCCGTGTATTCACTCGTTGGAATGAATACACAGTGCTTACTCGTACTAATAAAATACCCAATTTTCTGTTTCTTGGTTGTGCCCAAAGTTATATTCAATATCTGGTGTTGATGTATCAATATTCTTCATCCCATCAACAAGAGTTGATACAACAGCCAAATCTTGTTTGATTCTCATTAAATGGTATTTCTTCCGGCGCAATAAACTCTCAATGGCAAGTTTCTTCGTTGGGAATGCAAAAGATCTTTCTGCATTTTTTGCTACTTTCTTAATTGCATATCTATTTCTCCTTTGTTTCCATTCCTGTAACCACTGATTTGGTGCTGGTTTAAAATTAACAATCCAATGCGCAGGAACCAACCATGCATAATGCTCTGTCTGATGAAAAGCTATATATTGAAGTGCTAATATTTTGATTCCATCTTCTTCAACTGTCGCCTGGAATCTCCAGAAAACAGGCATTCCCTCATGTTCAGTTTCTGATTCAGGAAAAGGTACGCTCCATGATATTGTCATATCTCACCTCAATCGTAATAAGCTGGAATTGATTTTCCGCGTTGCTTCTGGCGGCCTGAGCATGTCACACCCATTTCACTCCGTGGCTTTCGGTAGTAAATACGGTTCTGTTTACGCTCGACTTCTTCTACCTTCTTGCAGCGAAGGCTTCCGAGTGATGCTGCTTTATCTGCTCTGACGCAACCAGAGAGCTTTAGCGCAATCTTTCGCGCCAGTCGCTGTTCTTGCATTGCCTGTTCACGTTGAGCCTGCCTGCGTGCTCTGCGGCGATTTCTGGCGTTATCGTCAGCCAGATATGTAATGACTACTGCCATGTTGACCTCCGATGATTGACTTTGGCGGTGACGCGCCGGGTGCTTATCTTCCGGTTGCCGTCGTGCAGCTGCACTTCACGTCACCCCAAAGCCAACTACTCTTTGGTTCCCGCATTTCGGCGGGACAATCCCATCAATGTTAAAGAGCCTGCCAATCTGTTCCGTTTGGCTACCAGCTTCCTGCTGATGGCTTAAAGATAACTTAGGTTATAGGTGTGGTCAATAACCTAATTTATATTTTGTGGTAAATAAGTTATAAGTGATGGATAACAAAGGTATTTTATTTTTGTAAATGTTGCTGATTGATTGGTGTTTGAGGGCTTGCGTGCTGGGTGAAGGTGTTACCTTTGGCTTGATGCTTGTCTATGATGAGGATGGTTGATTGGATGGTGAACGGCAGGGAAAGAAAAACCCGGCGCTGAGGCCGGGTGTTTTTAGTCCTTTCTGTTGCTTAGCATTTCGTCGATTTCTAAGTCAATACGATATTGATCTATTGATTTTCTCTCGTTTGGGGTTGGTATTTTATACTGTTCAATTAGATCTGTTGTGTATTTTATTTCATCTAATGTGATTTTTATATCAGAGAGAATCTCTTTTATATCAATTAGATGCTCTTCTTCTTTTGCGCGATTAGAGCTATGTTCAATCATTTGAGATAGCTTTTTGCTAATGCTTAGCAAAACAAAAAGAATGATGACCAAAACAACAACAAAAACTATCAGAAATTCCATTATCCCTCCGCACTTCCGTAAGTCTTCTTCTGATTATCGGTTACCAACTATGAGACGACCAGAATACTCTGCCAATAATCCTTACGGTTTCATGAAATTCATCTCTATCCATTACTTCATCCGGGTACTCTTCGCGATTTATTGATCTGATTATCACCGATGTAGGGGTGGCGATTAATGTTTTTACTCGTAACAAATCAGACTGGCAAATAGCGTAGGTTTTACCATCTCTGATTGTGGTATCTTGCGTGTTAACACCAACAACATCGCCATCGTGAAGCGTAGGTTCCATGCTTTGCCCTACAACCCTAACTAGCTTGGCTGATCTTTCAGATACTCCCATCTTTTTCAGATAGTGCTTTCTGAAAACCAAAGAGAACTCCGATGATTCCTCTAGCTCGCAGCTACCGCTTCCAGCTGAAAGCGAAACGTTAAGAAGAGGCAACGCAACAAACTCGTCATCGTTTCTTTTAATGTCTTCCCATACCACAGCTTTTAAAGATGACTCACGGACATTGGATGGTTCTTCATGTGCACCATCCCTCATTTCACCAATACCAGAACTAAGCCATTCAGGGCGCACTTTTAAAGCATTGGCTAATTCAACCATCTTGCGAGATCCGTTTGTTTTACCGGACGACATCTTCTGTATGGCTGGCTGAGATATTCCAACCATGTCTGCAAGCTGTGATTGTGATACCCCAGCTAAGCTCATGGCTGCATTTAGTCTTTCTGCGAATGTTTTCATACCCACAAATCTATAACTACGGTTATCCAAAGTAAAATAACAAAGGTTATTGCTATTTTTTATAACTTGAGTTATCTTTGGTTATAATCAATGACCACAAGAGGTATGCTCATGAATTTAGTAATTCAACGAGCCTTGAAAATTGTCGGTAGCCAAAAGCGCCTTGCCGACAAGTGTGGTGTAACGCAGCCAGCAGTACACAAATGGCTGAAAGGCGGATTGGTCTCTCCAGAGAAAGTTACCGCCATCGTTAACGCCACTGGAGGGCAGATCAAGGCTTACGAAATTCGCCCCGATTTGCCACACCTGTTTCCAAAACCGAATCAGGCAGCATAAGTAACACCGCTCTTTAACAGTCATGGTCCTCATTCCCGCCGAAATGCGGGAATACAACGCGCATAAGTTGATGCGCATAACTTCTTATTTGTTAAGGAAATACTTACATATGGTTCGTGCAAACAAACGCAACGAGGCTCTAAGAATCGAGAGTGCGTTGCTTAACAAAATCGCAATGCTTGGAACTGAGAAGACAGCGGAAGCTGTGGGAGTTGATAAGTCGCAGATCAGCAGGTGGAAGAGGGATTGGATTCCAAAGTTCTCAATGCTGCTTGCTGTTCTTGAATGGGGCGTCGTTGACGACGACATGGCTCGATTGGCACGACAAGTTGCTTCGATTCTCACCAATAAAAAACGCCCGGCGGCAACCGAGCGTTCTGATCAAATACAAATGGAATTTTAACAACATCCAACGAGGTAATTATATGCGAAACAAAGGCTTTAATCCACCTGATACACACAAAGAAGCTAAGCGTTTGCGCTTCCTTCGTTCCATTGATGAAAGAACTCAAATCTCTTTTGTGAAAGTTGCCAGAACTGAGCTTCTGAAGGCTGAGGCGAGGGCGTTGCTCCCGTCTCTACCAAAAGAGGAGGGATATACGTTCATTCCAAACGCATTTCTGGAAAAGCTTCTCAAAGAAGACATATCCGTAAGTCAGTTTAACGATGTTCTTAAGGTCTTTCGTCAAGGCAGGTAGTTATGAGCAATACAGCAAAAATCTACGATTTCAGCGCCGCACACGAGCGCAGGAGCAACAGGATGGAGAACCAGAAAACTGGTTACATTCCGTTGTACCGGAGCATTCTGAAACAGTCATGGGCGAAAGATGTTTATCTTCGCACCCTGTGGGAAAACCTTCTCCTGAATGCCGCCAGAAAGCCATACAAAGCGAATTTCAAAGGTCATGAATGGCATCTGCAACCCGGTCAACTGGTTGTGACAGCAGCTGATTTAGGTCTTCAGTTATGCGACAGGCATGGCAAGCCGGCAAGCCGTGATCAGGTTGAGCGGATGCTTCAGGTTTTTGTGAAAGAGGGGATGATCACCATTGATGGAGAGAAGCAAAAAGGTCGTGTGATCACCATCACAAATTACCATGAATACGCTCAAAAAATGGACAATTCACCCGCACATGAAGCCGCACAAACAACCGCACATGATTCCGCACATGATGAAGCCAGTAATGGTGCGGCTTTCAGCGTACATGCCGCACATGAAAGCGCACATGAAGCCGCACAAACAACCGCACATCATGAACAAGAAGGTATTAACAAGAATATAAATAATACCCCCCTACCCCCCAATGGGGGAGGCGATGGGCAGGTTAAACCTGAACGTCGCAAGGCAGAACGAATCGACTACGAATCCTTCCTGAACGCCTACAACACCGAAGTCGGTGACAGACTTCCACACGCTGTTGCGGTCAACGAGAAACGAAAACGCCGCCTGAAGAAAATCATCCCGCAGCTGAAAACGCCAAACGTGGACGGTTTCAGAGCGTATGTCAGGGCGTTTGTGCATCAGGCCAAGCCGTTTTACTTCGGAGACAACGACACGGGCTGGACAGCTGATTTTGATTACCTGTTGAGGGAAGATTCGTTAACGGGAGTACGGGAAGGGAAGTTTGCAGACAGGGGGATTGCATGAAACAGGATATCGAAGCGAGCGTTATCGGTGGCCTGCTGATTGGTGGATTAACACCAACTGCCAGTGACGTTCTGGCAACGCTGGAGCCGGAAGCGTTTTCAATTCCGCTCTACCGGAAAGCCTTCGAGGTTATCCGCAAGCAGGCGAGAAACAGAAACCTAATCGACGCGCTGATGGTTGCCGAGGCGTGCGGAGAGGAGCATTTCACGTCAATCCTGATGACCAGCAAAAACTGCCCGAGTGCCGCAAACCTGAAGGGATATGCCGGAATGGTCGCGGATAACTTTCACCGCCGTCTGGTGCTGGAAATCATGGATGAAATGCGTGAACCAATTCAGAGCGGAACCATCGACGCATCGAGTCAGGCGATGGATGAACTTGTAAAGCGTCTTTCAGCCATCAGAAAGCCCCGTGACGAGGTAAAACCTGTACGGTTATGGGAAATCATTACTGACTACACTGACACGCTTGACAGGCGTCTGAGGAACGGAGAAGAGTCCGATACCCTGAAGACCGGAATCGAAGAACTTGATGCCATCACCGGAGGGATGAACGCAGAAGACCTGGTGATAATCGCTGCTCGTCCTGGTATGGGGAAAACCGAACTGGCGCTGAAGATTGCCGAAGGCGTTGCAAGCCGCGTTATTCCTGGTTATGACGTCCGGCGCGGAGTATTGATTTTCTCGATGGAAATGAGCGCATTGCAGATTGCAGAGCGAAGCATCGCCAACGCCGGGAGGATGTCGGTTAGCGTGCTGCGAAATCCTGCATCGATGGATGACGAAGGCTGGGCGCGTGTTGCTAACGGCATGAGTCAGCTTGCAGATTTGGATGTATGGGTAGTCGATGCCTCGCGGTTATCGGTCGAAGAAATACGCTCAATCGCAGAACGGCACAAACAGGAAAATCCAAACCTGTCACTCATCATGGCGGATTATCTTGGCCTGATTGAGAAGCCGAAAGCAGATCGCAACGACCTCGCAATTGCTCACATCTCCGGAAGCCTGAAGGCGATGGCGAAAGACCTGAAAACGCCTGTTATCTCCCTAAGTCAGCTTTCGCGCGATGTTGAGAAGCGACCAAATAAACGCCCGACAAACGCAGATTTGCGTGATTCAGGAAGCATTGAACAGGACGCAGACTCAATCATCATGCTCTATCGGGAAGCGGTATATGACGAGAACAGTAGCGCCGCGCCATTTGCTGAAATCATCGTGACGAAAAACCGTTTTGGCTCGCTTGGTACGGTTTACCAGCGGTTCTGCAACGGACACTTTGTGGCATGTGACCAGGATGAAGCCAGACAGATTTGCACAGCATCAAATGCACCTGCTGCGCGTGGCAGACGATATGCACAAGGGGCTGACGTATGACCATCTACATCACTGAGCTTGTAACAGGCCTGCTGGTAATCGCAGGCCTTTTTATTTGGGGGAGAGGGAAGTCATGAAAAAACTAACCTTTGAAATTCGATCTCCGGCACATCAGCAAAACGCTATTCACGCAGTACAGCAAATCCTTCCAGACCCAACCAAACCAATCGTAGTAACCATTCAGGAACGCAACCGCAGCTTAGACCAAAACAGGAAGCTATGGGCCTGCTTAGGTGACGTCTCTCGTCAGGTTGAATGGCATGGTCGCTGGCTGGATGCAGAAAGCTGGAAGTGCGTTTTTACCGCAGCATTAAAGCAGCAGGACGTTGTTCCTAACCTTGCCGGGAATGGCTTTGTGGTAATAGGCCAGTCAACCAGCAGGATGCGTGTAAGCGAATTTGCGGAGCTATTAGAGCTTATACAGGCATTCGGTACAGAGCGTGGCGTTAAGTGGTCAGACGAAGCGCGACTGGCTCTCGAATGGAAAGCGCGATGGGGAGACAGGGCGGCATGAGACGACAGCGACGAAGTTTCACCGACATCATCTGCGAAAACTGCAAATACCTTCCAACGAAACGCTCCAGAAATAAACGCAAGCCAATCCCAAAAGAATCTGACGTAAAAACCTTCAACTACACGGCTCACCTGTGGGATATCCGGTGGCTAAGACATCGTGCGAGGAAATGACAATGGATTATTCACAGTTAAGTGATTTTGAAATTAACAGAATGGTAGGAGACATAATTTTTAAGGGCCTTTGGGCATGTAAGCCGGAAACGTCAGGGAATAATACCAACAAATGGTATTACGGAAACGCTGATACAACTTTTGAGCCATTAAACCATTTACCTGACTACTGCAATGATCCGAGTGCCTCATGGCCGATTATTGAGAAACACAGGATTTCTATCTTAGACCAGTTAACTGAATGGTGTGTGGATGCAAAAGGCGTAAGCCCAATATTTGATACCAGACCTCTCCGCGCCGCCATGATTGTCTTTCTCATGATGCAGGACGCCAATAATGCTTAGCCCATCCCAATCCCTTCAATACCAGAAAGAAAGCGTCGAGCGAGCTTTAACGTGCGCTAACTGCGGTCAGAAGCTGCATGTGCTGGAAGTTCACGTGTGCTCAGATTGCTGCGCAGAACTGATGAGCGATCCGAATAGCTCAATGTACGAGGAAGAAGACGATGAATGAGTTAATAAATGGCAATGCTATCAAAATGACAAGCATTGAAATCGCTGAGTTGGTGGGTAAGCGTCAAGACAATGTGAAACGTACCATCGAAACGCTGGCTAAAAATGGTGTTATCCGGCTTCCTCAAATTGAGGTTTCCGAAAGAATCAATAACTTAGGGTTCAATGTTCAGTACGAGCATTACGTCTTCGAAGGCGAACAAGGTAAGCGAGACAGTATTGTCGTTGTTGCCCAGTTGTCGCCGGAATTCACCGCTCGTCTTGTTGACCGTTGGCGAGAGCTTGAGGAAACTGCGGTTAATATCCCCAAAACGCTACCAGAAGCGTTGCGCCTTGCTGCTGATCTTGCTGAGCAGAAAATGCAACTGGAAAACCAGCTCGCAATTGCCGCACCTAAAGTTGAGTTTGCCGATCGCGTTGGCGAGGCCAGCGGAATTTTGATTGGAAACTTTGCAAAGGTTGTCGGTATTGGTCCAAACAAACTGTTTGCGTGGATGCGTGATCACAAAATCCTTATTGCTTCAGGTTCCCGGCGCAATGTGCCAATGCAGGAATATATGGATCGCGGCTATTTCACAGTGAAAGAAACAGCGGTCAACACAAATCACGGAATACAGATATCGTTCACCACAAAAATCACCGGGCGTGGTCAACAGTGGCTGACCAGAAAGCTGCTCGATAACGGAATGCTGAAAGTAACAGGGGAGGCTGCTTAATGGCTAACCTACGCAAAGAAGCGCGCAACAGAGAATGCCAGGTACGTATTTACGGCGTATGCAATGGCAATCCTGAAACTACAGTTCTGGCACATTACCGGATGGCTGGAATTTGCGGAACGGGAATGAAACCTGACGACCTGATCGGCGCATGGGCTTGTAGTGACTGCCACGCGGAGATCGACCGACGCACAAGGATTCTCGACAACAAAGACGCCAGACTTTACCACCTCGAAGGCGTGATAAGGACGCAGGCGATACTGCTGAAGGAGGGGAAGATTAAGCCATGAACGAATATCAGTTTGTGCTTCCATACCCGCCGTCGCTGAACACCTACTGGCGAAGACGGGGGAGTCAATACTACATCAGCGATAAAGGCCAGAAATACCGAAAAGACGTTCAGCAAATCATCCGCCAACTTAAGTTAGACAT